GACGTATCAAATGCAACACTAGAAGTAATAACGGCTATCAAACAAAGACGTTCAGTTCAATTTAACTATGGACATGATGTTATTAGAGAGATAAAACCAACAGCATTCTTTGGAGACTTTGACGGCTTTGAAGGTACTGATGAGCATACAGAAGAAAAAGAATTTAGAAGGTTTAGGTTTGATAAGATTCAAGATTGGTTAGGAATACCTATACAGTACAAAGTCTATGTTGAACTAGACATGAGTGGTTATCCTACAGATAGAGAAGTAGTAGATAAACTACATAAACTATTGGATAGTGCTGAACCTATTATGTATACACTTAAACCACAAGGAGACTTATGACTGAGTATGATGCACATGAGATGTATAAAGAGCAAGTTGAAAAAAATAGAATCACTTCTCTTCATGCAGATCATGGAGTACTAGAAGTTAGATATGCTGACGGAACTATGGCAGTCTATAAGAAAAGTAAATGGAGAAATAAATTTAATTTAATTAAAAAAAGATTTGACTTGGAATAGCAATCCGTGTTATAATAATAGTATATATATGAGAAATTTAAACAGTAAAGAAATAACATTAAATAGAAAACAATATCTTAAACTAGGATCAGACCATAATATTATGACTGATATGTATGAGATGAAAATGGCTCACGAACTAAGAGTAGTTGGTGATAGATTTATTCTTAAGTTTGTTGATAATCAAATGTTAGATATTTTTATTGGTTATATTTACAATCAATATTTGAGGGAACTATAATATATACCTATGAACTATACACCTAACATCATAGCCCTCACTATAAATCCTATAGTTAGTGTGTATGTCAATCAGATTGGCTCTAGTTTGAGGTCTAGGAGTTCACTAAAAACCTCACAGTTTATTAACAATAATGGAGAAAAAATATGCCGATAATCGGAACTTTCCCTTGTGAATGGGCTAGTATTAAAACCCCAAACACAACCTTTACCCCTGAGTATCAGATCACTTTAGTCATTGACGACAAGACTGCTGACGACTTTTCTAGTCGTGGCTTTAATGTTAAAGATGTTGAAGGTGTTAAGAAACTTATGTTTAAAAGAAAAGTGTCTAGGAAAGACGGAACTCCTAATGCAGTTCCAAAACTTTTAGATGCTGATAAAGAACCTTTAGATGTTGCCGTTGGTAATGGATCAAAGGTTAATGTTCAATACAGAGAATGGGAGACTTCAAATAACTACGGAGACTTCAAAGGTCTTGACCTACAAGCAGTTCAAGTAGTTGATCTTGTAGAGTATACAGGGTCTGACGGAAGTGAACTCACATCTCTTGGTGATGATAACGACTTGGAGTTTTAATTATGAGCGAAGAAATAAAACCTTATATAACTATTGACGGAGTTGATATATCAGTAGAGGACTTGCCTGAAGAAGGTCAAGGAATCTTTGGTAGATTACAGAGACTGAATCAAAAGAAAGTTAATCTTACTTTAGACTTGGAAGAGTTACAAGCAGGAATAAATTTCTTTTCTAACAGGATCATTGCGATAGTTAATGAAGAAGAAGACACAACAACAGATGATGTTGATGTGGTCGAAGAACTATCGGAGTCTAACGACTCAGACTAGTGTGCCTAACGTCAGCCATTGGGTGCGAGAAGGTTATCCCAAGAAGTGACGATAAACTACTAGACCTTCAAGTGTAGCTAGGAGTGAGCCTTTATAAAATCCTGACGTGTGAGTATTCGGTTAAACGAGTAAGAGGACACTAAGTAGGTTGAGGATGAAAGTAAATAAGTGCTAAACCACCATGCACTAGCTACACACTTTTTATTAACAACGTGAGGGAATCAATATGGCTTTTGTAAAACATAAATTACCATGCCCTAAATGTGGAGGTAGTGATCCAGTCTCTTTGAATGATGATGGATCAGCTAAATGTTTCAGTTGTGAAACTTATTTTTTAAACTACAATAAAGCAGTAGCCGGAGAAGAAGTGGTGTCAAAGAAAGAACAAGAATCTACTAACCTACATGGAGGAGACTTTGTTGCATTGACAGATCGTAGAATATCTGAAGCAACTGCTAAGAAGTATGGAGTTAAAAGCATACTGTCTAGCAATGGTGATATAGTTCAACATCTATATCCATATTTCAACAAACACGAACTATCTGCTACGAAGATACGTTACGTCAGGGATAAAAACTTTTCTGTTAAAGGTAGCTTTGACGGAACAGGATTGTTTGGCGAGCAACTCTTTCAAGCAAAAGGTAAGGCGATTACAATTACCGAAGGTGAGTGTGATGCTATGGCTTGTTATGAATTAATGGGTAGCAAGTGGGCATCTGTATCTATTAAGAGAGGATCATCAGGAGCAGTCAAAGATGTTAAAGAAAGTTTAGAGTTTCTTGAAAGCTTTGATAGTGTAGTAATTTGTTTTGACGGAGACAAACAAGGACAGGACGCAGCTAAAAAGGTAGCGATGTTGTTTCAGCCTAGTAAGGCTAAGATAATGGTACTACCAAATGGTTACAAGGACGCAAACGATATGCTCCGTCAGAACAAACATAAAGAATTTATTGAAGCATGGTGGTCTGCTAAAGTTTATACTCCTAGTGGAGTTATAAATGTATCTGAATCTAAACAGGACTTTTTTGATAGAGAAAAGAAAGAGAGTGTAGCTTACCCTTGGAAAGGTTTAAACGATAAGCTCTATGGTTTAAGGTCAGGAGAATTAGTAACACTAACCGGAGGAACAGGACTTGGTAAGTCTTCTGTAACTCGTGAGTTGGAACATTGGCTCATTAAAGAAACTAAAGATAATGTAGGAGTCATTGCTCTTGAAGAAGATTGGAGAAGAACAGTAGACGGAATCTTATCTATAGAAGCTAACGCTAGATTATATATAGATCAAGAGAGAGAAAACTTTTCTCAAGAAGAGATAGATAACTTCTTTAATATTCTTTATGACGGAGAAAATAAAAACCGAGTATGGATTCATGCTCACTTTGGTACTAATAGTATAGACGAGATCTTTAACAAGATAAGGTTTATGATAATTGCTTGTGATTGTAAGTGGGTAGTAGTAGATCACTTACATATGTTAGTCTCTGCTATCCATGAAGGAGATGAGAGACGAGCGATAGACAATATTATGACTCGCCTTAGAAGTATAGTTGAAGAGACAGGAGCAGGTCTTATATTAGTATCTCACTTGAGAAGGGTTGACGGAAACAAAGGACACGAGAACGGAATAGAAGTCAGCCTTTCTCACTTAAGAGGTTCACAAAGTATTGCACAGTTATCTGATTGTGTCATTGCTCTTGAAAGAAACCAACAGTCTGATGATATAGAAGAATCTAATACAACTAAGATGCGAGTATTAAAATCAAGATACACAGGTGATGTTGGATTAGCTAGTCACTTGCTTTATGATAGAGAAACAGGTAGACTTAGAGAAGTTCCTAAAGATCAATTTGAAGATGATGCAGATGAACTATTGGAGTTATAAGAATGGACTTAGTATTTGACATAGAGACTGATGATCTGAAAGCGACTAAGATACATTGCTTAGTTGCTCAAGACATAGACTCAGGAACTATATATAAATATCCTCCTGATAAACTACAAGAAGGATATGAACTATTGTCTAAGGCTGATAAATTAATTGGTCATAATATTATAGGATTCGATATACCTATGGTTGAAAAGTTTGGTGACGTAAAACTTTCTCATAAGCCTGTTGTTGATACTCTTGTTATGTCAAGACTATTTAATCCTGTTCGTGAAGGCGGACACAGTTTAGAGAAGTGGGGATTTAGATTAGGATTTAACAAGATTGATTTTGATGATTATAAAAACTATTCTAAAGAAATGCTAACCTATTGCACTCGTGATGTTCAATTGAATACAGTTCTCTTTCATCATCTTAGACAAGAAGGAACAGGATTTAATAAAGAATGTGTTGCTCTTGAACAAGAAGTGGCGAGAGTAATTAAAGAACAAGAAGTAAATGGATTTAAGTTTGATATTGAGAAAGCTGAATTACTTCTTGCTGAACTTCGACAGAAGATGCACGAAGCAGAAGATGAAGTGCATAAGGTGTTTAAACCTAAGATGATTGACATTAGAGAAGTTAAACCTAAACTTAAGAAGGACGGAACATTATCTAAACAAGGTTTAACAGAAGAAGAATTTAATGAAAGACTACCAACGAATAATATAAAACCTTTCATGCGTAGGAAACTTCAAGACTTTAATCTTGGATCACGTAAACAGATAGGGGAATATCTAATAGAGTTTGGTTGGAAACCTAAGAAGTTTACTCCTACAGGTCAGCCTATTGTAGATGAGACAACTCTATCTAATATTAAAAACATTCCTCAAGCAAAACTAATAGCTGATTATCTTTTATATCAAAAGAGAATTGCTCAAATAGATTCATGGATAGAAGCAGTTGAGAATGATGGTAGGGTACATGGATTTGTAATACCTAATGGTACAATTACCGGAAGGATGAGCCACAGAAAACCTAACATGGCTCAAGTTCCAAACATACATAGTCCGTATGGTTCTGAATGTAGATCATGTTGGACTGTTGAAGATAATTATAATTTATTAGGTGTTGATGCTTCTAGTTTAGAACTAAGAATGTTAGCACACTACATGCAAGACGAGGAGTTTATAAATGAAATCATTAATGGAGACATACACACCGCTAATCAAAAATCTGCAGGACTTGAATCAAGAGATCAGGCGAAAACATTCATCTATGCCCTCATATACGGAGCAGGAGATGCGAAACTTGGGAAGGTGGTTGGAGGAAATCAAGCTGATGGTAAGCGACTTAGAGAACAGTTCTTTAATAATAAACCATCATTTAAATCTCTTAGAGATAAAGTACAAAGAGCATCTGGAAAGCATTGGCTCAAAGGAATAGACGGAAGAAAGCTATTAATTCGCACACAGCACGCTGCTCTCAACACTTTATTACAGGGTGGAGGTGCTATAGTTATGAAGAGAGGATTGGTTATGCTTGATGCTTTAATCAGCCTTAATTCACTTGATGCTAGATTTGTTGGTAACATACACGATGAATGGCAGATAGAAGTGAGAGAAGATTTATCAGATTTCGTAGGAGAACTTGCAGTTAATTGTATTATTAAAGCAGGTGAACATTATAATCTTCGTTGTCCTATGGATGGCGAATACAAAGTAGGGAGGAATTGGAGTGAAACACATTAAACATTCTGATAGTAGAAAAGGAGACTTAGCTGAGTATTATGCAGTAACTTGGCTATGGGATAATGGCTATGAAGTATTTAAAAACACAGGCTGTACAGGTCTTGTAGATATGATTGCTTTAAAAGATAGTGAGGTAACACTTATAGATGTTAAAACTTTTTGTCTTAAACTTGACAGAAAAAGCTCTAGTTTTTCTACAGGCATTGGATTAGTTCCAAGCAATCCTAGAACAGAAGAACAAAAAAAATTAGGAGTAAAAATATTAGGTTTTAATCCTAAAACTAGAGAATTAAAATTTGTAGAGCATCCAGATGAAACAGAAAACAAAAAATCTTAACACTTTAGTAGACGACATATACAAGAAGCTATCTGTTCTTGGTAAGGGTAAGTCTTTAAACTTATCTGAAGAATCTATAGAACAGTTTGGTGAGTCTATGAAAGAAGTTCTTCGTCATTGGTCTACACCTAAACCTAGAGCAACAGAAACTTTACGCATGTCTAATATAGGTAGACCTAACAGACAGTTATGGTTTGATATGAAGACAGAACAACAGGCTCAAGAAATTCCGCCTTCAACCTTCATTAAGTTTCTTTATGGTCATATGTTAGAAGAAGTAGTATTACTATTAGTTAAACTAGCAGGTCATACAGTTTCAGATGAACAGAAGAATGTTAAGATTAAAGGTATCGAAGGACACATGGACTGTGTTATAGACGGAGAAGTTATAGATGTTAAGACTGCATCAGGTTATGCCTTTAAGAAATTCAAAGACGGAACACTAGCAGAGGATGATACCTTTGGTTACATGTCTCAGTTAGCAGGATATGAAGCAGGACATGGTACTTCTAATGGTGGATTCTTAGCAATGAATAAAGAAAGTGGAGAACTTGCACTTTATATTCCGGAAGAACTTGACAAACCTAACATAGAGACTAAAATAGATACAGTCAAGAAGTCTTTAAAGAAGTCAGCACCGCCTGAACTTTGTTACAAGCCTATACCTGATGGGTCTTCAGGAAACATGAAACTTCCTAGAGGATGTTTCTTCTGTAGACATAAGTTAGAGTGTCATAAAGATTCCAATAATGGGAAAGGACTTAGAGTATTTAAATATTCTAAAGGACTTTCATACCTAACCCAAGTTGTTAAAGAACCTAGAGTAGAAGAGATTACACATGAATTCAAAAAAAGAAAAGCAAGTAAGAAAAAAAGCAAAGCAGTTAATGTTTGATTGGTTGTTGACTGTAGTTCCTGAAGACGAAAAAAAGAAAGTTAGTATAGAAAACTTATATGATTATCTTCCGGAACAAACTCACATCTATGCTAATAGACAGTTAAGAATTTCTGCGTACACTTTACGTTGGTTTATAAAAAGAATTAAACATTTAATTAAACAAGGCAGAAAAGATTTTAACTCAATCACAGTTAAGGAGATTGAAGATGTCTGAGGATTTTGAAAAAACTATTACATGGAATCTAGACAATATTGAGTTAGGAGAATTGATTATGGTTGTAGGTAGTTATATTTTTTCAGGAAGCACTATGGATGATGTAGATATTGAAGTGCTTGAAAAACTTTCAGCTTTATCCCAGATAGAATACACTAGAAGATTGACAGAAGTTCCTAAGAATGAGATAATACACTAAGGAGAAACATGAGTTATAAATTTAACGAAGGAAATATAATACAACAAATAGAAAAGTATGTAGATGAAACATACGACAGACACTATGCAGGTGGTAAGTATCAAGCAACTGATATGATAATAGACTCAGGACACGGAGAAGGATTCTGTATGGGTAACATTATGAAATATGCTATGAGGTGTGGTAAGAAAGAGGGAACAGATAAAGAAGAAGACTTATTAAAAATAATACATTATGCAATTATAGCAATACATTTAGGAGATATATCAGATGATTGAAGATAAGATAGGCAAGAAGCCTTACTTAGGAATCGTAATAGACTACGATAAGGAAAAGAAACTAGACAAGTTTAGTTTAGATACATTAAAAGATAGATATTTATGGGAGAATGAAACACATGCACAAGAAGCATTCGGACGAGCAGCCGTCTTTGCTGCAACTTTTAAAGGAGAAACTGATTTCGATCTTGCCCAAAGACTTTATCAATACAGTTCCGATTTGTGGTTTATGTTTAGTACTCCTATACTTTCTAACGGAGGAACAACTCGTGGCTTACCTATTAGCTGCTTCCTTAATTATGTACCTGATAGTAGGCGTGGGCTATCTGATCATTATGATGAGAACATTTGGCTTGCGAGTTCAGGTGGAGGCATCGGTGGATATTGGGGAGATGTTCGTAGTAATGGGGTTTCTACTAGGCACGGTTCTCGTTCTACTGGATCAATCCCTTTTATGCATGTTGTAGATTCTCAGATGTTAGCCTTCAATCAAGGTGTAACTAGACGGGGTTCTTATGCTGCGTACATGGACATATCTCATCCGGAGATTGAAGAGTTTATTAACATGCGTAAAGAATCAGGCGGAGATATAAACAGGAAGTGTTTAAATATACACAACGGAATTAATATCACTAATGAATTTTTAGAAGCAGTAAAAGAAAATCAAGAGTGGAGACTAATTGATCCTAAGAGTGGTGAAGCTGTTAAGATTGTTAACTCAAGAGATTTATGGTGGCAGATGTTGAACGCTAGGGCTGAAACAGGAGAGCCTTACATGATTAATATAGACACATGTAATGAGCATCTGCCGAAACAACAAAAAGATTTAGGACTAAGAGTTAATCAAAGTAATCTTTGTTCTGAGATAGTGTTAGCTACTAACGAAGAACGTACTGCTGTATGTTGTTTGTCAAGTGTTAACTTAGAGTACTTTGATAAGTGGAAGAAAGATGATCAGTTTATTGGTGATCTGATTGTTATGTTAGATAATGTGTTAGAACATTTTATCGAAGCAATAGTAGATACTAGTAGGCTTGGTGGTTATAGTGCAAATTTTGAGAGGTTTAAAAATTATGTTAGAGAAGAAAAAGAAGGAATGGTTAAAGCAGCTTATTCAGCTTATAGAGAGAGGTCGTTGGGTCTTGGAGCGATGGGCTTTCATGCTTTACTCCAAAGCCAAGGAGTACCTTTCAAAGGTTTACGAGCTACGAGTATCAACAACATTGCTTTCTCACGAATCAAAGAGAAGGCTGTTGAGGCAACTGAAAGACTTGCTAAGGAGAGGGGTGAAGCTCCTGATATACATGGGAGTAATCATCGTAACTCTCATCTTTTGGCTATTGCTCCTAATGCCAGTAGTTCTATTATATGTGGTGGCACTTCCCCTAGTATTGAACCATATCGTGCTAACGTATATACGCACAAAACTTTATCAGGCTCGTACCAAGTCAGGAATAGATTTTTAGAAAAATTATTAAAAACTAAAGGACTAAGTAAAAAAGAACTTGACATAGTATGGAAAGACATTACAGGACATAATGGTTCAATACAACACATGGGTCACGTCTTTACAGAAGAAGAGAAAGAAGTATTTAAAACTGCACCTGAAATAAATCAGATATATTTAGTTGAACATGCACATATGAGACAAGAATATATTTGTCAAAGTCAAAGTGTAAATTTATTCTTTAGTATGCCTAAAGCTACTGAGACACAGACTGTACATAATGATTACTTACAATATGTAAATGATGTTCATTGGTATGCTATGAATAAATTAAAATCATTATATTATTTTAGATCAGATGCAGCTAGAAATGCTGAAAATGTAAATATAAAAATACCACGAGTTAAGTTAGAAGATGTAGAATGTTTAAGCTGTGAAGGATAATACTATGAAATATCCTATAGAAGAATTAGATATATCCGTACATCCTCTTCCTGCTGTCATTATGTTAGAAGTTTCCTTACCCACAAAATTAGTAGATGATTTGAATACTTACTTAGACGAGTATAGAGAAATAGCAGAAAAGAAATCACTTGCTCATACTTTAGTAGGTCAGATTCATCAAGGAGAACAGTTATTGATGGATCACAAGCATGATCTATTAAAAGATTACTACCAATTTATTACGAACATGGGAGTAGCTTATCTAGAAGCCTTTGGAAATATAACAGGACACCACCATGAAAATAAAACTATAGATATAGATGAGCTTTGGTCAGTTCATAGTTATGAAGGAGACTACAATCCTATACATGACCACGGCACTAAAACTTTAACAGGTATATCTACAACTACATGGACTAAAGTACCTGAACAGATTGGTAGACAAGGTGATGGTAAAACTCCTCAAGACTTTTCTTTATATAATGCTTCCGGAGCTTGTGATGGATTCTTAGCATTTGTTTATGGACGTAATGAAATTATGAATACTAAAAGATTAAGACCACCACAATCATGTACAATTAAACCTGAAGTAGGTAAACAGCTTATGTTCCCTTCATGGTTACAACACATGGTCTATCCTTTCTTTGGAGAAGGAGAAAGAAGAACTGTGGCTGCTAATTTAAACTGTTGGGATACTAACCCAAAAGGAGAACAAAATGAAAATACTAAATGAAGGGGATGCCCTATATGAAAGTAAGTATGATGCACTTACAAAACTATACGAAGGACAAATAGCCGTAGCAAAAGCAGAATTGTATGTTTACTTTTCTACATCAGTAGGTGTTGCAGAACATCCTGAATTAATTACTTCAATGGATAAACTATTAGATAAACTTACTGCTGCTGAAGAGAAACTTAAATCATTACAAGAAAATTTTTAATGAACAAATCATTTAATCAGTTTTGCAGTCGTATGTGGTTAGATCATTGTGATGAAAACAAAACACCACACTCGACAACTTACACAGAAGAAGAATATAAAAAAGAATTTCACGAATGGCTACTTAAAAAGTATGCCGAACAAATGGAGAACAAATGAGCTTACTAAGCAATAGAGATTACTACAAACCTTTTGATCATCCTTGGATGTTTGATAAGTATGTGGAACAAAACCAAATGCATTGGCTTCCTGAATCAGTACCACTACACACGGATGTAAAAGACTGGCAGGAACTTAGTGATGAAGAAAAGAATTTACTAACACAAATCTTTAGATTGTTTACTCAATCAGATGTAGATGTTGGTTCAGGTTATATAGATAAGTATATGAGAATATTCAAGAAGCCTGAAGCTAGGATGATGATGTGTGCTTTTGCAAACATGGAGTCTATACACCAACATGCGTATAGTTTACTTTTAGATACAGTAGGTATGCCTGAAATAGAATACAAGGCTTTCTCTGAGTATGAAGAGATGGCAGACAAACATGATTATATAAAAGATTTTAAACCTACTAGAAGAGATAAACAAGCTATCGCAAAAACACTTGCAGTTTATTCAGGATTTACAGAAGGACTACAATTGTTTAGTAGCTTTGCAATCTTATTAAACTTTCCAAGGTTCGGTAAGATGAAAGGTATGGGTCAGATAGTTACGTATTCTATTCGTGATGAATCATTACACGTAGAAGCTATGACTAAACTGTTCAGAGAATTTATACAAGAGAACCTAGATATATGGACAGATAAGTTTAAGAAAGAACTATACCAGATATGTAGAGAAATGGTAGAGTTAGAAGATAAGTTCCTTGATCTTGTATTTGCAATGGGAGACTTACAAGGACTTACTAAGAAAGATATGTATGCTTATAATAGATACATAGCTGATAGAAGACTTTTACAGTTAGGTCTTAAAACTAACTTTGATCAGAGAGAGAATCCTTTGCCTTGGTTAGATGAAGTGCTTGGTGTTGAACATCAAAACTTCTTTGAAGGCAGAGCAACTGCTTATATGAAAGCAGGACTTAGAGGTAAACAAGATAAAGTAACATTTACGGAGATATAAAATGAAAGCAACGGAAGCGAATATATTATCATTCCATATACTATTTGATACTAAAGGAAGACTAGTTACGGAAACAAGCGGGCTTCCTATAGAAGATGCTCAGAAAGTTTTTAAAGGTTATGATTTAAAAATAGTAGAAACTATAATCAGAGAGGCACGACAAAAAATACTTGCTATACACAACGAACTTGAATCAGAACTTGATGCTTTAAATTCTAATCTTAAAATTAATTAGCTAGAGGATTTTTATTCTCGTCTAAAATTTTATCAATTTCATCTTGAATAAATCTTATCTCAGCTTCTAAAGCAACTATGTCTTGACTCATTCCATTAGATGTTTGAGCAATAGTTTTTAAAGAAGGATTAATACCTTCATCAATACTCTTATTGATATAGTCAACAGATGTTTCAATAGATGCAAATCTTTCTTCTATTATTTGTTGAGCGTTTTCAGTATCACCAATACCACCTATCTGTGCTTCAAGATTTTCTAATCTATTCACATAAGTAGCACCAGTATAACCAAATCCTGCTAGAGTACCAACGATACCTACCAAAGCTATTATCTGTGTAGTTTTATTTTCGAACCATTCCATTTTCTTTCTCCTTTTTATTATGGTTTTTCCAAACCTTTTGTATTTCTTTTGTTACATCATTTGATGACTTAATCACCTTCTTAGGTGTTTTACTTTTCGGCATATTATATATACAGAATACCTATTATATAGCCACATACGAAAAATGTCAATGCCCAATATGGTTCGGCTTTACAAAATTCTATTAATTGATTAAAGAACTCCATCTCTTAAATTTGGTTGTAATCTTTTCATTTCAGTTAAAGTGTTTAAACTGTCTCCTGCTAACTGATAAAAAGCGTTAATGTTATCGTCTATCGTTACATCAGTATAGATAGCTCTTGGCTCATACCAATCATTTTGTTTTGGTATATCTCTTCCGTAGTAGTCTGTAAATCCTGCATTGTATCCTAAGTAAGCTACAAATACCGACTGGTCACCATACTCTCCTGTTGTATCTTGAGAAGCCTGTGCTTGTTCCTGTTGTTCTTTTAAATTTTGTGCAACAATTTGGTCTGCAATTTGATCAGCTTCAGAAGCTGTATTAACTTCAGACATTGCTGTATCTATTTGTCCTTGCATATCTTGTACCTGTGTATCAACTGTAGCAACTTCAACAGTTGTGTCAGTTGTTGGCATTGGTGAAGATGTTGTAGTTACATTACTAACTGAGCCTGTATCTCCACTCATAGATAATATCGTATTAGTTTGTACAGACGCAGCAGCAACTTGATCTGATATACTTGGAGAATTACTAGTACTAAACCCACCACCACTTGATGATGAAGCGACTGCACCAGTCATTCCTAATCCACCACTTGACGAACTTCCATAAGATGAAGCTCCTCCTGATGCTCTTGTGTTTCCTGT